CACCCGGAAGGCCTTGTACACGCCGTCCTTGGGGTAGGTGAGGGTGCAGTTCAACCCCTTGCGGGTATCGGCCACGGCTGACTCCTGGGGGCCCTTATGCTGGCTGGATGGATGCGGCGACGTTGATCTGGAGCTTGTTCGGCGCCTTCTGGGTCGCGAACTGGGCCGTCTGGGCCTTCTTGGCCATCCGTGCGGTGAAGGATGACTCCTCCTGGCTGGCGTGGGACCTCGAAGACCAGCTGCCGCTGATCGTGGTTTCCCTCCTCTTCCTCTGGCCTGCCCTCGCGTACAAGGTCATGCTCAAGAAGCTGAGGTAGGTCAGACCTCGTCCGGGTCGGGGATCAGCTCCTCGACCGCGCTGAGCGGGTTGTACGGGGCGTACGAGGGCGTGGAGTGCCGCTCGTGGTCGGCGGCCGACATGTCCGGGAAGAGGCCGTCCAGCGTCATCACGAAGCCGCCCATGTCGATGATGCCGACCTGGTCGGAGCGCAGCGGCTGCGGCATGGAGACGGGTACGTCGGCACCCCACTGGTTTGCCACTAGTCGTCCTCCTTCTGGCCCTTGTCGGTGTCCTTGCTCGTGGAGTCCGCGAGGCCGCCGTTGTACTCGCTCTGCCTCCAGCCGATGCCCTCGCTGATGCGGGCGATGTAGCTGGCGATGGCCTTCTCCTGCGCCGCGTCGACCGAGCTCTTCGAGGTGCCCGCTTTGACCAGCGAGTCCGATCCGGCCTGCACGACGAACAGCTTCAGCTGGTAGCCGTGAGAGAACTTCCCCGTACGGTGCTCGATGCTGGCCTGGCCGTCGGTGTCCGAGACCTCGGTGAGGTAGACCTGCCAGCGCCAGTTGTGCGGCGGGTAGTTGAAGATCGCCGGGGCGTGCATCTTCCCCGGCGTCCGGGAGTCCCGCGACTGGTGGTCCATGATGGCCCGGCACTGGGCGATGAACGCCTCGTGCAGGCGCCAGCTGGCCCCCGGGTGGTCCGACTTGCCGTCGGCGCTCGCACCGGCTCGGCGGTTCTCGCCGAGCTCGCCGACGACCGTGATGTCCCGCAGGGTCGCGCCGGTGATCTGTACGACCCGGCCGCCGATCGTGGGGACGACCGACGTGTGGATGTCGAAGCCCCAGTCGATGGACGTGGGGTTGAGCCGGAAGGTGATCTGCGGGCCTTTGGCGAAGCCCAGGGACGCGAGGGCCATGGCCTACTCCCCGCCGTAGCTGGGGTTGGACGCGTACGGGCTCTGGGGCGCCGTCGCGGTCGCCGAGGAGCCGTTGACGCCCGTGGAGTCCAGGACGGTCAGCAGACGCCGCGCCTCGGCCGTCAGGCCGATCTCCAGCTTCTCCCGGCCCTTCTTGTCCTTGGTCGTGTGCTCCTTCTCCCACTTGGCGTACGTCTCTCCGCTGGTGTCCTTCTTCTTCGCTTCCTTGGAGAAGTCCCGCAGCGGGTCGACGTTCTTCTTGCCGAGGATCTCGGCCACCGTCTTACCCGCCTGGTCGCCCTCGACGACCACGGCCTTGCCGCTGGCGAGCTCGTTGCGGTGGTTCTTGATCGCGTCGGCCAGGGACACGACCTTCTTCCCGTCCTTGGTCGAGACGGCGACCTTGGACTTGTTGTCGCCCTTGATCTTGTTGAGCAGGTGGTAGACGACCGGGTCCTCCTGGCCGCCGTTCTTCTTGTGCCAGGACTGGTAGGCGTTGTAGGCGTCGGAGTTGTGGCCGCCGAAGCCCAGGAAGCCGCCGGAGTGCTCGCGGTCGAGGTCCTCACCGAGCTTGCTCTTGCCCGCGTTCGGTCCCCGGTCGTCCTGGGAGGTGCGCTGCAGCTCGCCGACGCCGGTGACGACCTTGTTGGCCGCGCTGGTCTTCTTGGCGGCCGCCTTCTCCGTGGCCGTCATCTTCCCGGCCGTGGCGGCCGCGCCCTTGTCGTTGTACTGCTGGACGATCCAGGTGGCGGCCTTGACCGGGTCGCTGGAGAGGCTGCTGATGCCGGACAGGTTGGCGACGACTTGCGCCAGCGCGGGCGAGTCGTTCGGGTAGAACTTGCGGATCAGCTCCTCGCCGATCTGCTGCGCCACCGCCTCCGAAATGTTGCCTGCGCCGCCGGACTTGGAGATCTGCTCCTGGATCCAGGCCTCGACGCCCGGTTTCAGCACGGCTTGGACCGTGGCCTTGTCCAGGGTCGAGTCGGCCGCGCCCTTCGCGGTCACGCCGGACGTAAGGTACTGCGAGACACTCATCCCGGACATCGAGGCCGCCATGTAGGCGTGGTTCAGGGAGAGGCGCTGCGAGACGTCCTGGTCCTGGAAGGACCGGCCGTAGGAGTTCTTGGTCTGCTGCTCAAGGGAGGCGACCTGCGCCGACGAGGAGCCGAAGCCGTTCTTGACGGCCTGGTCCATCAGCTGCGTGAACTCGGCTCGCGCGAGCTGGCTGTTGACCCCGGCCTTGCCCGCGCTGTCGGAGACCTGGTTGAGCGCGTCGTTCAGGTCGTTGAGCGACCCGAGGGCGTTCTTGGAGTTCACCTGGAGCTGCTGCAGGCTCTCGTCCACGGTCTGCCCGCGCCGCGTCTTGCCGTGGTAGACGAAGTTGAGCGCCTCCTGGCGGCCGACGCCGTCCTCGACCTTGGAGTTGTACCCGAGCTTGGTGACGCCCTTGAAGGCCTTGCGCGCCTCGTCCGAGGAGAGCACGCCGAACGTCGACCAGCGGTACGCCTCCTCATGGCCCCGCTCGGCGAAACCGTCGAAGTTCGAGCCGCCCTCGATCGACTGGTAGTACGCGTTCTTGTCGCGCTGGGAGCGGATCTCCGCCGGGAGCTGCGTGCCAGCGGCGACGGCCGCGCCCGCCACGGCGCCCCAGGGGCCGCCGATGGCCGCGCCGACGCGCGGCAGCATCGACCGCGTCCACGACCCGGCACCCGTGGAAGCGTTCCAGCCGCCCCCGCCCGGGTGCGAGGGGGCGACGACGGGCTGGCCCACGTACGGGCCCGGCACAGGCCCGTTGTAGCCGCCGGTGTGGGGCATGGGCATGTACGGGTTGCCGTACGGGAACATGTACGGCGACATCGGGGGCGCCTGCGGCGGCGTCACGCCCGGCTGCGGAGCCGAGGTCGGCGTGTTCGTCTGGCCGCCGCTGCGCCGCTGCGGCTGGTTCAGCACCACCTGGCTCAGGAACGACGCGGCCGCCTGCTGCATCCACTGCCCGTTGGGCATGACCGGCGTCGGCACCTGCCCACCGAGCAAGGCCTGCGGGCTCAGGACGTTCTGCCGGGCCTGCCGCAGCGCGCTGGCCGTGCTCGACGGCAGGTTCTGCAGCGTCTGGTTCTGGTGCATGAACGCCTGCAGCTGCATGACCAGGCCCTGCAGGGCGCCGGTCAGGCCCGCCTGCGGAGGGGTGCCGCCCGGGGGCGTAGGGGTCGCCATTACTGCCACTCCCGATCTATCTCTTCACCCATGTCCGGCACCGGCGGCCCGTCGTCCGGCTCCGGCTCACCTGACACCTGCACCCGCGACTCGGCGAGCGCACGCTGCATGAGCTCCCAGTCGGAGGTGGAGCCCTGCTGCCAGTCGACGGCCGAGTAGTCGTACTCGACGTCCTCGTCCTCCGGAACATCGGCCGCATCCTTCAGCCACAGCTCCGCCGGGTCCAGGCCTGACGCCACCAGGGCCAGCTTCAGCCGGTCCTCGAAGTCGTCCTCCTTGGGCTCGTTGGCCTTCCACTCGTCCGCGAGGACCAGCAGCTCAAGGCCGAGCTGCTGCACCTGGGACAGACGAGCCCCCTTCAGAAGGCCCTGCCGCTCAGCGATCCGGAGTTGGCGCTCCAGCCACGGGTCTATGCGGCCGGGCCCAACGCTTTTCCCATGGCCTCGATGACCTTGCCCACCAGGTCTTCGAGCTTGAGGTACTCCTGGAACACCTGGTTGATCGTGTACTGGAACCAGGTGTCCTTGACGTACGCGAAGCGCTTGTGCGCCCACTCGGCGAGCTGCTGGTCCTCACCGATCGGCGTGGGCAGCTCCTGCCCGTCCACCGTCACGACGCACATGGCGACGACCGCCGTGGCGTACGCGAGCTGCTCGCCGGTGCCCTTGTACCGGTCGGTGACCTGGGCAACCGCGAGCTGCTCGTTGACCCCGAGCGTACGGATCACGAACTCGTGGCCCAGCCAGGAGAACCGCGCGGTGAGCGCCCCCAGGAACGCCAGCCCCTTGAAGGCCTCCGTGAACCGCCCGTCGAAGGCGGGCAGCTCCTGGCCGTCCTCGTCCAGCAGGGTCAGACCCTCCGGCGTGGCGACCTTGCTGCCCGGCCGGTCGGCCGGGTCGAAGGTGCCGTAGGTGTCCGTCATCGATCTCTCCTGGTCAGCGCAGTCGGGAGGTGTGGGTGTAGGCGCAGACCACGGGCTTGGCGACGTCGAGGCCGCCGACCGTCAGGGTGTCGCCGTCGGCGATGTCGACGATCGTGACGTTGTGGTAGATCTTGCCGCGCCACTTCGAGGGGGTGGACTCGGTGCCGGGCGGCTTGATGATCGTCTGCGCGGTGACGTAGTTCGGGCTGGCCGCGAGCCGCTCGAAGATCTCGACGATGTTGTTCGTCCCGGCCATCCCCGCGAGCTGCTCCCAGATGGCCTGGTTCCACAGTTCCTGGATGGTGAGCTGGAGCGTTGCGCCGCCCAGGACTCGGGACGTCGCGATCTCGACCGGCGTACGGGCACCCAGAGGCTGGATGAACGCGTACGGCTGGCCCTTGTCCGACCAGGCGCGCTGACCGGAGTCCTCCACCGAGTTCAGGAACGCGATCGGCTTGCCGTTGTAGACGAAAGTGGAGTATCCACTTCCCGTCACGCGGACCTTTCCTGCAGGCACGCTCACCACCCCATCCGTAGGTCTCACCCCTTGGTGCGGGCGGGGCGACGACGGACAGGAGCAGCGGACAGCAGAGGACCCCCGGCGCCCTCACACCGGGGGTCCTCTTGAAGCGCGGCAGGCAGCCCGTCACAGAGCCTGCCGCGCGGGTCAGGCGGTCTCGTCGTTGGGATCCGTGGTCGTGTCGCCGGTCGTCAGGTCGACGGCGAACTTGATCACGATGTAGTTCATGGGGATCGGCGGCTTGTAGCTGAACGTCCCCTCGATCACCGAAGGGTCGCCCTCCTGCTGCCGCACCTGCGCGTTCGCGTACGAGACGATGATGTCGTCGGAGACGGCCTGCTCCAGGAGCCCGATCAGCGCCGACTTCACGCTGATGGTCGTCTCGGCCGTGATGGGCTCACCGATCAGCCCCGCGTTCTGCATGCCCGCCTGGAGCATCTGCAGGAGCGTGTCGCCGATCCGCGTCAGCGAGATCTCCTGGGTGAGCACCGACGTCATGTTCGTCGACACCCCGTGCCGGGCGACCAGCTGGGCCGACTGGTTGATCTCAGCGACGTTCACGCCCGACTTCGACAGATTGTTCTTGAACGTCCGCGTCATCGCCTGGGCGACCGTCGCGGGCAGGCCCGTGAACGACGTCAGCGACTGGTTCGTCAGGCCGCGCGCCACCGGGTTCCGGGCGAGGCGCCCGGCCATGGCGGCCGCCAGGTAGAAGCCGTCGATCTCCGTGCTGGCGTTCACCGCGCTGTTGAAGGTCAGCAGCCGGTTCGGGTAGCACAGCACCAGCCGCTTGCTCGCCTGCTGCATCGCCAGCGCGTCGTGCCCCGACGAGTTGTCGTACGCCGTCGAGATGCCGGTGAACGCGATACGGCCGTAGCCGTCGGCGGCCGCCGTCTCGCAGTGGTTCTTCACGTCCGCCAGCAGGTTCTGCACGTTCGTCGGCGTGTGCGCGTTGTACGTGCCGTCCACGAACAGCGGGACCAGGAGCTGGGCCACGTAGTTGGCTTCGAGCTTGCGGTACGCCGCCTGCAGCTGCGCCCGGAAGTCCCCGGCCGTCGGGTCGGTCGCCAGGCACAGCACAGCGGCCGCGCCGTTCTCCAGAGCGATCTTCGCCGCCAGCGTCAGCGGAGACGCCACCTGGGACGCCGTCGGGCTCGACGGCGCAGAGGCCACGAGCGCCGGACCGTACGTGGCCACGATCTGGTCGTAGTCCTCGAAGACCGTCGGGTCGAAGTAGGTCGGGCCAGTGAACGCGTACGTGATGCGGACCTGGTCGCCGTCCTTCAGACCGCCCGGCGACGGCTGCGTCAGGTCGCTCCCCGACGCCGACAGGCGCTTGATCTGCGTGATCGCGGTCGCACCACTGCCCGTTCCGGCCACGACCTGGAACGTGTAGTCGGTGCCGTACGCCATCACGGTGCCCGCCATGTTCTTCACCACGGGCGCGGCGATAGCGGGAGGCCCTGTCACGGCCGAGACGTACGCCCCGGTCTTCGACAGCGACGTCGGCGAGCCGACGTAGACGCTGAGGACCTCGGAGGTGGTCTGGAAGCCCAGGGCCGGGCCGATCACCGTAACGGTGGTGGTCGACACGCCTCGCGGGGTGACCACCGGAGTCGATTCGTCGCTGACGTATACGCCAGGAGGCGTGTACGTCGCAGAAGAGATGTCGGGCATGCCACCCACCAGTCGCGTCGGCCATCTGTCACCCCTTGGGGTGGCGGAATGACCAGCGGACAGTGGTCGAGAGGCGATAGGCTGCGCTCAGAGCACGGATGTCCGTCTGCCGGTCGGAAACGTCGGCACCCGCCCCTGGGCGGTGTACAGCCGGACGACGTGCCATCGGAGCGGACGACCCATGAGGCGAGCGGCAGGATCTGGGCCCAGAGCCTGTGCGCAGATGTCTCAACGGTGCGATGCCGATCGTCCAGTGAAGGCCCGTCCTGCGGCTCTTACAGGGCGGGCCTTCATCTCAGTGCCAGGAGTCGAAGCCGCCCTCGCCCCGCGCCTCGCTGTCGAGGGTCAGGTCTACGGTCGGCGTGACGATGATCTTCGACAGCGGCACGATGAGACCGGTCTGCGGGTCCGGCACGAAGTCGCCGATCAGGTCGACGGCCAGGGTCCGCTCGTAGACGATCTCGTCTGTCTGCCAGGGCGTGCCCGGCTCGGCGGACTCGCCGGTGGACTCGATCTCGTCCGTACGGACCGTCAGGTCGATGAGGTCGTTGTTCTCCAGGGAGCTCCTGAAGCGGCCGCGCAGCGGGTCGAAGCCGGACCAGGCGATCGTGGCGATCAGCTCGTCGTAGATCCGGTCCCGCTCCAAGCTGGAGAGCGCGACGACGACGAACTCCCAGGAGCCCTCGAACTTGAAGCGCGTGTACGGCGGCACGCGGCCGTCGGTGGTGGGGTGGACGTCCTCGACATGCGCGACACCGGCCTGCTTCAGCGGTCCCGTGTCGCTGTACCGCACCCAGATCTCGGGGAAGTCCGGCTTCTCCACCGGGTACTCCAGTGAGCAGTGCAGCCCCCGGAACTCTGCGACGGGGTACTGGTCGTCGAACGCGGCGTGCAACGCCTCGATCGCGAGCGCCTTGACCCTGCTGATGTACACGTCCGCCCCTCCTCCGTCACCCCTTGGGGCGCGGAAAGAGGGGCAGACAGGCAAGGCTCAGTGCCAGCCGTGCTCGTCGTCCTCGTCGTGGCTGTCGCGGTAGTGCTTCTGGAGATGCTCGGGCATCTCCTCCTCGCCAACGACGTCGAACCCGTGCTTCGAGCGCTTGTCGTCGGCGTAGTTCCCTCGGCTGTGCCCGTTCTCGTACCGGGGGTCCTCTTCCACCGGCCCCCGGGGAGAGACCTCGTAAACATGCGGGGTGCCGCCGTAGTGGTCTGCGGCCTTGGTGGCGTAATGCCATGCCGAGTTCAGACCCGTGGCGTAGGCGTACCCCTTCGCGTGCGTGGCGGCACCGAAGTTGCCCGAGGATGAGTGGTTCGAGTGGATGCGTTCCAGGTCTTCCGCCGTAGTCCCGTGGTAGTACTTCGGCGCGGGCTCGCCGCCCTCGTCCGAGCGCTGGTCGTGGACGTGTACAGGGACTTCGCCGTGACCGGAGGCCTGCAGGGCCTTGAGCAGGTGCTCGTGGTGCAGGTGATCTTCTGGGTCAGTCTCGCTACCAGCAGCGTGGTGGTAGACGTTCTCACCGTGGTCGGTGACATTCAGCCCGAGCTGGCCATGCCGTTCAGGGCTGTAGCCGTGCGTCGCGATTGACTCCTGGAGTCGGTGAACGTGGCCCCGGTTCAGGTGATCACGCATTTCGTACTCGCCCTCCAGGTCAGAGGGGTGGATGTGCTCCTCTGATTCCTCGGGCTGCCACTGCCCCAACTTCATGATCTCCGACCAGACGAGTGTCACCGAAAGTCCTCTCCATGCAATCGTACGGAGTTTCTCCAGCCCCGGTCCGCGACGTAGACGCGCTCAGCCAGCAGGCCGCCCTTCTGCGCCGCGAGGGTCATGGACGTGTTCAAAAAGCTGCGCGGCTTCAAGCCCGGGTGGCGCCACCAGACGCCGATGTTGCCCGGGTGGATCGCGCCAGCGCGCTTGCCCGGCCTCGTCCAGGGGGCGCTGGCCTCACGCCAGCCGATGCGGCCCGGGGCGCCCGGGTAGTGCGCCGGTGAGTCGGAGACGAGGACCTTCAGGCCGGTCTTCGGGTCCCGCTTGTAGACCTTCTTCCGAGCACCGATCTGGGCTGCCCGCCGGAAGATCAGCACCTGGATCTTGCCGGACTCCGTGGTGCGGGTCTTGGCCTTCGGGTTGTCCCTGCGCTCCTTACCCGTGGGGTCGTCAATCCACATCGGGATCGTCTTGCCCGCCAGGCTCTTCATCGTGAACGGCTTCGTGCCGTGGTCCTGGTACCAGACGACGTCGGTGGACCACGAAATACCGAAATACCCTTTTCCGTACAACGGCTGCATGCCGCGCGCGGCCGCGCCGGACATCTTCGGCATCCGGCGCCGGGCCTGGCGTACGGCCTCACGAGCAGCGGACCGGGCGCGCGCGGCAGAGAGCCCCTTCTCGACCATGATCATGCGGTCGGGATGGGTGACAAGGTGGACTTCCGGGACCTGGACCTGCACGCGCGCCTCCTCCGTTCACCCCTTGAGGGCCACGGAGGAGGCGCGGACAGTGCTACGGCGCGACGCGGCCGTTGGCGTTGAAGGCTTCGTAGGTGAGCGGCATCTTCTCGGCCCAGAGGGATTCCATCTTCTCGGCCACCATCTCGATCTCCCGCTGCGGGAACGAGGGCACCTTCGCCTGCGGGTGCGTCGTGCGCAGGCCCAGGAAGTGCATCAGCGAGCGCGCGTTGCAGGTGACGTACATCGACGAGAAGATGTTGACGGGGAGCGCCATCCGCGCGACCTCCCTGGCCACCCCGGAGTCCAGGAGCGTCCTGTACATCCAGTAGCACTCCCCGGAGTTCTCCCTGAGCAGGTCCCCGACCTCGGTCTTCTGCTCCTCGGTGCCCTCGACGAAGCTGTAGTGCCCCGGCTTCCCCTTCTGGACCAGCTTGCGGTCCGGGCCCGGCACGTAGAAGACGGGCTGGAGCTCGCGGTACCGGCCCGACTCCTCGTTGTAGCTGAAGCCGACGCGGTGGCGCATGAACTCGCGGAAGACGAAGATCGGCGCCTGCACGAAGAAGGTCATCGAGTTGTGCTCGAACGGGCTGCCGTGCCGGTCGCGCATCAGGTAGTTGATCAGCCCCTTGGACCGCTCCGGGGCGTACTGCAGCTCGTCCAGGGAGTCCTCACCGGCGGTGGAGACTCGGGCGGCCCAGACGACGTCGGCGTCGTTGGCCGACGACTTGACCAGCTCGACATTGACGTCGTCGCGGAAAGAGATGATCTGTACAGGCTCAGGCTCGGGCATGGCGGTACCCCTTGGTGTGGTGGTGTGACGGGCTCAGTCTCGCTCGTACAGCGGGATCAGTGGAGCCCGAATTACTTCAATGTCGGCGAAGCTCGGGGGCGTGTAGCCACCGCGCGACAGGATCTCGATCAGGTCGTCCGTGTCCGGCGGAATCATGTAGGCCACCGACTCCGCGTCCTCGACGGCCGCGCGGGCCAGGCCGTAGGCCGTGGCCACGTCGCGCTGGTACGGCGTGCCGTAGCCGGTGCGCAGCGTGGTGCGCTGAGGGGCCCTCAGCTGCAGGCGCTCGCCGGTCGCACGCATCGCGTAGTCGCCGGAGTGGACGCGGAAGTCGCTGGTGGTCTCCACGTTGACCTCCTGCGGCGCGACCACGCCACGGGCGGTGAAGGACTGCGAGTCGTCGGAGTCGGAGAAGATGGCCGGACGCACGATGAGCGCCCGGTAGCCGCCCTCGAAGCGGGTTCCGAAGCAGTTCGGGCACCGGTTCCGTGTCGCCTGCCCGTACGCCTTGGAGATCCGGTCGGAGGCGCACGTCGTGCACAGACCGACCAGCCCGGCGTCGTAGTCCCGGGCCGTCCACATCAGGCAGAACAGTACGTTCTCGCCCATCATGAAGAGCGCCTGGTCGTGTCGCAGGCGCTCCTGCTCGATCGCCCAATCCTGCTGGGACCGGACGTACTTGGGGTCGCGCACCAGACCTCCTAGGCCGGGAGGAGTTCGCGGACGGAGGCTGCGATCCGGCGGGCGAGGTAGATGTGTCCGGCGTCGGTCGGGTGCACGCCGTCTGTGCCGATGTAGAGGTCGGCGTTGCCGTTGCCGGTCGTGGCGCCCGCCTTGCCGGTGCCGGTGATGAAGGGACCGTGGGAGGTCACCAGGCCGCCGGAGGTGTCGTAGATGTTCCCGGTGGTCGGGGAGATGAACGCGAAGCCCGCAGCGGCCGCCGCAGTCCGCAGCGTGGCATCCGTGGTGGTGATGCTGGCCGCCGGGGACCCGGTGGGGCTCCAGCAGCCCAGGACGAACACCTGCGTCGTCGGCAGGCCCGCCTTGATGGACGTGTACAGGGTCGAGGCCGCCGTGGCGATGGCCGTCTGGGAGCCGCCGTTGTCGTTGTAGCCAGCCCAGACGAAGAGTTTGGCCGGGTTGTACGGCAGGACGTCCAGGGCGAACCGGTCCTGGAGGACCGCTGTCGTACCGGGGGTGATGTACCCGGTGCCGCCCCGGCCCTGCTCCCAGGCGTCGGTCATGCCGAGCAGGCGCATCGCCCGGAAGAACCAGGTGCCCGCGCCCGCGCCGGTGTTCATGGTGGAGCCGTCGCTGAGGGAGTCGCCCAGGACCATGGAGCGGTCGGTCCGGGACGGCACGGCCCACAGGGCGGCCGTCGGCGGGATGTAGATGCCGCCGAACGGCATGGTGGTGAAGTCGAACCGGAGGTGGCGCGGCCCGGCCGACCCGAAGTCGATGGTGATGAGGTGCCCGGAGCCCGCCGTGGTGCCGCCGGAAAGCTGCATCAGGTCGGTGACCCGCTGGCCGTTGATGGACAGGCGGTACATCGTGGCGGCGGAGATGTACTTGAAGCGCAGCTGGATGATCTGGGCGTCCGTGGCGAATTCGACGGCCCAGGTCGCCTGCCCCGAGGTGTAGGTGTTGGGGTACTTCGACGTCGGCAGGACGTAGGAGGTGTCCGGCGCGCCCGCGCCGATCTGGAAGGCCCCGGCGCCCATGTAGGTGAACTTGCCGGTCACGTCCGACCCGGCCAGCGCCACCCCGGACGGGGCGTACTTGATGTACCCGGTCGTGGGGGTCGTGGTCTGGGCCGTGGAGATGGTCGGCGCAGCCCCGGAGAACAGGACGTCGCTCTGCCCCGCGTCCGGCAGGTCCCGGCGCCGCCAGGTCGACCCGGGCGGCGTGTACCCGTTGGCGCTGAACAGGTTGCCCGGCGCCGTGGTGCTCAGCCGCCCGTACTCGGAGTCGGTCAGGGTGACGACGTCGCCGCCCTTGTAGCGGTAGCCGTTGGGCAGGACGACATCGACGAGGCCGGGCTTGAGCGTGACGGTGCGAGGCACGTCGACTCCTGGTCAGGTAGAGCTGCTGGGACAGATGTGGAGGATCCGGAACTTCTCGGCCTCATAGAGGGTGGCCACGGTTTTGCCGTGGCGGCAGGGGCGGTGCGTGCACACCACCTGGTTGACCTCGATGTGATCGAGGTCGAACTCCACGGAGGGTGCGGGACCCTCATGAGCGCCACCGGACATGGGGGCCTCCATGTAAATCAGTAAAATCTCGTGAGCCAGCGAGGCCTCGCGGCCTCCGACAGCGGCAGCCGGGTGGGCCCCCACCGCCCGTACGCGCCGCCGGAGACGAGCACGCGCGCGGTACCCAGACCCATGTGGGCGATCTTGAAGACGTCGAGCTGGTTCTTGATCACCTGCTCTTCGCCCTGGAGGATCACGCCCCAGCGGTCCATGTAGTCCCGCCGGTCCAGGCGCGAGACCCCGGAGCCGGACTGGACCTCGGGCTGCTCCACGTAGGAACGCATCAGGTGCTTCAGGCACTCGACGTAGAGCGCCGACTCCAGCAGGGAGCCCCACTGGACGACCGGGAACGTCGCGCCGCCGTCACCGTCGATCGTGTACGTCTGGTACGGCTGGGCCACCGTGTTGAGGCGGCCGACCGCGATCTTCAGGAGCTGCGCGAGGCGGTTCCGGCCGAAGTTCGACTGGATGTAGGACTGCAGGTGCGGGCCCTCGGTGGCGAAGTCGAACAGGTCGGAAAACCGGTTCCACGTCTGCTCGATCAGGCCCTTCATGTCGTCGGTGAGGACGTCGTACGCGGGCGCGGCCTTGCCGACCTCCAGCCAGACCCGGTACTCCTCCTCGGACCCGGCCACGTCGTAGGACCACACCAGCACGTACGGGCCCGAGGCGGCCGTTTCCTTCGACGTCAGGCGCACCGTGTACTCGCCGACGCCCGGGTGGTCGGCCGCCCGGGAGAACACCTGCGTCTGCGCGTCGTCGTCGTGCAGCAGCGCGACCGTGACGCCCGCGTCGGCGTCCCCGGCCACGCCCTCGCGCATGACACGCAGCCCGAACTCCGCAGCCCCGTACCGGGAGACGTAGGCGCGGTCGGTGTACTCGTCGGCCGCCATCACGTGTCCTGGGCGTTGACCAGGAGAGCGACGCCGCGCACCGTGTTCAGGGTCACCGACACGGACGAGGTCGTGGACGTCGGCGAGGTGTAGAAGTGCACGCCGAAGTTGTGCGAGCCGACGCCGACCGACCGCAGGCCCTGGGAGCCCATCATGTAGTGCCGGGACCAGCCTCCGCCGGAGGTGTTGGTCTGCGGCACGCGCATGTACGACGCGGTGCTGCCGATCATGCAGTCACCACCGTCGACCTGCGGCCGCGACGCGAAGTTCGCCGTGTAGAGCGTCTGGACCTGGACCTCGGTCTCCAGGAGGATCAGCAGCGCCCCGGGCCGGTTCACCTGGAAGGTGGCCAGCTTGTAGTAGACGTGCGTCTCCTTGCCCATGGAGACGTTGGGCTGCACGTACCCGGTCCAGACCGGAGGGGCGCTCAGGAGCTCCCTCCACGCGGTGCCGGTCCACACCAGCTCGCGCCGGGTGTCGGTCTCGTAGATCCGCAGGCCCGTCTGCGAGCCGCCCCAGGAGGGCCGCGAGCCGGACGTGCAGATGTAGGTCCCGGGGTAGGCGTCCAGCTTCCCGTTGTTGTCGTTGAAGTCCTGTCGCGCGAAGGGATCCGACTGATCCCAGGTCTTCAACCCCAGCCGTGGTGTCGTACCGGACATCGCCGCCCTCTCCTCGAAAAGCCTTCGTCCCTTGGAGGCCGGAGGGTGGCCGTGAACAGCAAGCAGCCCCGTCCCGGAGTCGCGGGGCGGGGCTGCTGAGCCAGCTGTGTCAGACCACGGTGAACGCGTTCGACGCGGGTGAGGTGGTGCTCTGCAGCTGGCCGACTGCGGTGACGGTGAACGTCACGCTGGCGGAGAGCGTCAGGCCGGTGACGTTGGCCGTCAGGGCCGACGGACCGACGTGGACGCTCTGGCCCGAGGACGACTTGACGTCGTAGCCGCCCGAGGGCTGGCCCGAAGTCGGCGCCGTCCAGGTCACGTTGGCCGTGGTCGTCGCACCGGCCGCCACGGTCGGCTTGCCGGGCGCGGTCGGCGCTCCGTACGAGCCAGGCACGATGGTGCCGTCCTGGCGGTAGATCGGGTTGGCCCCGTTGTCGGCCGCGACGGACGAAGGCCGGATCAGGTCCTCGTTCGACGGCGACACCGAAGACGCCGACCAGCCGCTGAACGGGCCGTCGCCGTTCTTGTTGACGGCCGCCACGCGGAACTTGTACGCCTGGCCGCCCTTGACGTTCTCGAACTTCACGCTGGTCGCGTTGGCGGCCGCGTAGACGTGGCCGCCGGTGTCCGACTCGATCACGTACTGGGTGACCTTGGCGTCCGAGCCCGGGTTCGACACGGCCGACCACGACACCTGGATGTACCGGTCTCCAGCGACCGCCGTGGGCGCGTTCGGCGCCGCAGGCACGGTCGTGGTCCCCGCAGGGACAGCGCCGTACGACGCGGTCTCCTGCGTGCTGGAGAGCCACAGCGCCGGGTTGACCGGCACGGTGAGCCCGTTGCCGACGGGCGAGTCCGTCAGCGTGGTGTCCTTGACGACGGCCGGGGGCGGCGCCGAAGGGGCCTTGTAGGCCGGGTACTTGTCGACGACCGTGGACGTCAGCGTGTCCCTGGTCCCGGTGAGCGCGGTGGACGTGGGAGCCCAGCCACGGGCGTCCACCACCCCCGCGCCGCTGGTGTCGGGCTGCGTGGCCGGAGACGGGGCCGCTCCTGCCTGGCCCTTGGTGCCGATCGACCCGTCGGTCTCGTAGGTCTTGGTCTGGTCAGTCGCGGCCATCGCAGCCCTCCTCCTTAGCTCTCAACAGGCGCGGACGCCTGCGTCTTCTTCGTGGTGCGCTTGCGGGCCGGAGCGGGCGCAGGAGCGGGTGCGGCGACCGGCTCCGTCTCTGCCTCCGGCTCGGTCTTGGCCTCGGGGGCCTCGGGCTTCTGGTCGGCCTCCGTCTCGCCCGAGGGGCTACTTTCAGCCGCCTTGGCAAGATCGAACTCGGCGAACGGCAGCTTCCCGTCGACCAGGAGCTCCTCGACCGGGATGGCGACCGGGTCTGCGTCACCGAGGGTGAAGACGACGGCGGGCTCTGCGTCGAACGCCAGCGACACCTGGTCGAGGTTCGCGTACGGGCTGCCGCCGACGCCGGACGTGTCGAGCGTGCCCGTCACCAACAGGCTTCGCTCGTGATCACTCATGCTCATGTCTCACGCCTTGAAGAGGGGTTCGATGACGACGCGGACCTCCGCGTCGACAGCCTTGTAGGAGTTGCTGCCCTGGTCGTACTCGTGGTCCACGCGGATCGCCGTGAGCGGCTTCACGTCCTCGGGGGCCCGTGTCTCGACCTTGCCCAGCACGCGCAGCAGGTCCGTGTCCCCGGAGATGTCGTCGTCGATGACCAGCACGCCCTTACGGACGGCGCGGACGAACGGACCCAGCAGGGCCGTGTCGCGGGAGACGAACTGGACGTCGGCACCCGAGTCGTCCCCGGCGCCTTCGAAGCGCAGGTAGGACTTCGGACGGTCGGCGTCAGGGGTGACGACGACGACGCCCTTCGACGGGTTGGAAACCTGCAGCTGCTGGACAGGCATGGTGCCTCCTCGATAGGGGGACGAAGCTCTCGTGCTTCCGTCATCCCTTGAGGGGCCCAGCCCGACCCCAGACAGCACTCAACCCCCGGGAAGGGGGAACCCGGGGGTTGAGTGTGGCGGCCGGAGAACGGAGCCGCACGAGGGCCCACCACAAACCCTCTTCACCCCCTACATGCGGGGGTCAGGTAGCAGACAGTGGCGCTGGCCGATTTTCTCCCTCGTTCGAGGGAAATGGAAGATCGGGCTTCCAACCAGGGCGAGAACGTGTCAAGGTGAGAATATGTCAATCCGCCAGACGACAGACCGAGCGTACGCCCGGCGATGACCCTGGTCCCCCTCCGGGGGCCAGGGCTCACGGGAACCACGACCCCGCCCACGGGTCGAAGGTCATGAGCCTATGGCGGCGCTCCCGGAGTCAGTGGGCAAGCGAAGGCCCCCTCGACGGTAACGAGGGGGCCTTCGTCGATCCTACCTGCCAGATCAGCTCTTGACGATCTTGGCCAGGCCGCGCGGGTTCAGGATGAGCATCGACACCATCTCGTCGAACACCCAGCCCTTCCAGAACGACTCCACGCGGTGGTTCTCTTCCACGTCGAGGCTGTACAGGACCGGGAACACGCCCAGGAACTGGGGGTCCGGCGTGAGGAACGTCTGGCCCTGCGGGATGACGATCGAGCGCTGGATCTGGAACTCGCCGAACGAGGTGATGGTCTCACCCGCGACGACCCTGTCCTTCATGGCCCAACCGGTCTGGTTGATGTCCCATCGGTACAGGTCGCGGTAGTCCATCGGGTTGGCCAGGACCCGGCTGGACTGCAGCTCGTGCATGTCGGTCATGGAGACCGCGCTGTAGAACGAGCCCGGGGTCAGGTAGCCCGAGGCTTCCGTGATCACGTGGTTCGGGGTGACCGTGTGGTCGGACCGGCCCGCGTAGTCGGAGATCGCGGCCTGCAGGATGGTGACGAGGCGGCTGTCCTCCTGCTTGAGGATGGCCTGCTTCGTCTCGTCCTGCGCCTGCTCGACTGCGTTGATGCGCAGGTAGAGCAGGTCCTCCTTGCGGATGGCCGGGCGGCTCGCGATGCGGAAGAACCGCACCTGGATCCGCTTGCCTTCGAAGGGGGTGATCCGGACCTCGCCGTCGGTCCCGGACATGATGTACGCCTGTCCGAGGTCGTCCCAGACGTCGTACTCGACCGGCGTACCGGGGGTGCACGGGTCCTCGACGAGGACGTTGCGGGTGATGCCCTGGTAGCGGAGCTTGAGCTGGATGGGGCCGATCATGCCGACGCCCAACCGCTTGATGCCGTTGACCTGGTCGGAAGCGACGGCCTGGAGGCGCTGCTGCTTCGCCTCGAAGGTCAGCGGCTGGCCGCCTCGGGCCTCGCGTCGAGCGAGAATCTCCGAGACGTAGTCGTCGCTCTTCTTCGCCATACGGACGTGGCCAGTGGCGGCGGGCGCTGCGGTCATGGTGAGTTGAGTCCTCTCGCGTGGCTCAGGCGCGTTAGCGCAGGCCGCCGATGGTGATCTTGGACGTGGAGTTGACCTTGATGAGGCGGGCGACCGGCGTTGCCGAGATCGCGGTGGCCACAGAGCCGTTCGTGGCGAGCGCGAGCTTGCCCCGGCCGGTACCGGCGGTGATGCCGTAGACCAGGCGCTCCGTGGTGCCGTTGGGGTCCGTCCAGGTCTGGGTGTCGTCGAACGCGGGGGCCAGGACCTCGAACTCCGCGTCGGCACCGAGGACCCAGACCGAGGTGGCGTTGACGCCGACGTCGAGCTGAGGGTCGAAGCCGTCGCCGCCGACGTAGTCGCCGATGAGGCCGTAGGGGATGCCGCTGGGGCCGATCAGGCTGATCAGTTCACCGGCGGTCTGGGACACGACCATGCCGGGCCACACCGGGATGCTGCGGTCCCAAGCCGGGTCGAGGAACGCGGACTTCGGCGTGGCCTGCGTCCAGGCGTACAGCGGTCGCAGAGTGCGCTTGACGTGAGCGAGGTTCGCCCGCACGCGGATCATGTGTTCCGCCCTCCATGTGTCTCGGCT